CAAGTTAAGGGCGCAGCCGTTCTTAATAATGCTTTTGACAGCACATACACAGGAGGAGATTCTAAGGAGCTTTGTGCGACTGATCATCCTCTTGCAAACGGCAACACCTTCCGAAATGAGCTTTCAACAGCGGCGGATCTTAATGAAACCAGCTTAGAGCAGGCTTTGATAGATATCGCAGGCTTTGTTGATGAACGTGGTCTTAAAGTATCTGTTCGCGGTACTAAAATGATTCTTCCAAAGGAGCTTCAGTTTACTGCGGATCGTCTTTTAGAATCCACTCTTCGTCCCGGAACAGCGGATAACGATATCAATGCCGTTCGGAACATGGGAATGCTTCCGGAAGGTTATTCCGTTAACCATTTTCTGACGGATACGGATGCGTGGTTTATTATAACGGATGCGCCAAATGGCCTGAAAGGTTTTAACAGGACGGCTGTTCGGACTTCCATGGAAGGTGATTTTGACACCGGTAACGTGCGGTATAAGGCCCGAGAACGCTATGCGTTTGGTTGGTCTGATCCTCGCGGAATCTTCGGAACACCTGGAGCATAACTAAGAAGCTACGGGGGAAGGGAAACTTTCCCCCGCTTAATCTGGGATTAATAGTTCTAGCGACTGCCCCAGCAGACTCTTACAAGACGCTAGAGCGAACCCTTTGTAAGGAGGTCTTTTATGGCTAATACTACTTTTAATGGCCCAGTACGTTCGGAAAATGGTTTTGAGCAAATTAGTGTAACTTCCGGCACAGGTGCTGTTACCACCAATCTTGATATTGACACGAGTGGTAATTTAGTTACCACGGGCTATGTTTCATCTTATGACAACATTGTTTCGATTGAGGATGCTACTTATACAGTTGCAACAACTCAATCCGGTGCCGTTTTTACCCTTAACCGTGCAGCGGGTATTGTTGTCACATTGCCAACGGCAGCGGCAGGGCTTCAATATACTTTTATTGTCGGTACGACTTTTACTGGCGCAGGACAAATCAATACGCAAAATACCAGCGATCTTTATTCTGGTTTTGCCCAACTTTTTGATCCGGCGACTGCTGGAGACACCAATACCTTTATTCCAGACGCTAGTGATGATGATACTATTGATCTTGGCACAGCGGCCCAAGGATGGCTTGTTGGTGGTATTATTCGACTGAAAGCTACTACAGCAGCGGTATGGCATTGTGAAGCTTTTCTGCATGGTGATGGTACTTTAGCAACGCCCTTTGAATAAGTAGAGGAGTGAGTCATGGCAGATGCTGTAACGGCCACTACAGTAATTGATGGAGTAAGGACTGCTGTTGTTTATTGCACTAATACAAGTGATGGAACTGGTGAATCTGCTGTTACAAAAGTAGATGTTTCAGGTTTGTCTACAAATTCAGAAGGCACTTCCTGCACAGGAGTGAGACTGGAAAAAATTTCTTTCTCCAATGTAGGCATGGGTGTAAAAGTTCTTTGGAATGCTTCCACTAATGTTATTGCAGCGGAGCTTCCTGCGGACTATGCCGATACCCTGGATTATTCTGATATTAGTGGTCTTCCGAATGTTGCTGCTTCCGGTGGCAAAACCGGAGACATAAAGTTTACGACAGTTGGTCATAGTAGTGGGGACACATATTCAGTGGTTCTTTATTGCTTAAAAGAATACTAAAAGGTTCATTATATCATGGCTGTTTCTGGATCTAAGGACTTCGAGCCTAATGTAGCGGATTATGTAGAAGAAGCTTTTGAACGATGTGGCTTGGAACTCCGAACCGGGTATGATG